GTTACGGTAATAACGCCTACAAAAGAACGGGCTTCTTCCATCCATTGTTCTGAGATTTGAAAAGAATTTACATAGCCATTAAAAAATTGATACAAGCCGCCTGTGCCGCCAGTAGTGATTAATTCATTGTTTGTATTATAAAAGCCGTGCCAAGCCTCAATTTGTGAGCCTTTAATTTCTTGACCTAATACCCAGCCTAGCAAAGCTGTATCAATACCAACAAAAGTAAAACTGGTTTCGTTTGCGGTAGACTTAATATCCCGTTGTGCATCGCCGCATTTAATTAGAACGCCTAGCCCATTAAACGGGTTAGGGTCAACTGCTGGCACTAGCGTATCGCTTGGCGCTGAGGAAAAAAGCCATACATTGTCACCGCTAGTAACCCGAACAAAGTCGGCATAGCGAATGTTATTAGTATTGTCTACTGGCGCTATAACGTTCATAACACGCTTTCGAAGGCTTTAAATTCGCCCGACCATTGAACATACGAATCGTTTGCGTAAGGCATAAGGGCATAAGTTGGGTAATCTCTTAATATGACTGGAAAGGTTATGCCTGTATATTGTGTGCCGCCCATAGCAACCGTTGTTCCAAACTCGCCAATTACCGCATCTATTGGCGTTGTTACCGCATCAATAAGGCTTCTGTGAACTGGAATGTTTACGGTTGAGCCTGACCCACGAACAACGTCTGCCGTAGCAATGTAAGAATAACGCCCTACTTGGCAAAAATCTCCAGCTTTAACTATATAAAGGCTTGAGCTAATTGTAGGCAAATCTCCCAATACAAGGGTTTTATTTGCGGAAGCTGTTTGCCATGCGGCGGCGGCAATTTGTCCGCTAGTCATATCGCCTTGATACTTAATATAGTTTGCCCAGCCTGTTGTGCCGAAGTTTAAATACTGTTCTAAGGCTTTATCAGGAATACGCAAACTATTTAACAGCCCACGATTTTGACCGTATAGCAAATAATTCATTGGCTTTAAACCAAACTCAAAAGGCACTACGGTAAGAATCTCGCTTGTGCTAATGCGCTGGTTACGGGAAATCATTTGCCCTACAAACCGATGGTCATTGATAGCAACCGATTCAGCTATGGCAAGAATATTGTTTAAGCTCATTATGACCTCGATGCTGGCATACCACGACTAGCCGATTGGTTCGCCGCCCATACGCTGTTTTTGTTCTTAGAAAGGAATTGCATAGCTGACTGAGTATCAATAGCGCTCATTTGTGCAATATATGGTCCGTTGTATACGTTTTGCATACCGCCGCCCATAGCGCTAGAAAGCTGATTGTTAGGGATAACCGTGCCGCCCCTATGCGGGACAACAAGCTCAGGTCCACGCTCACCCACAATATAAGGAGTGTTTGCAGTTATTGAGCCGCCTTTTTCACGACCTTGATATTGTTGGTTACGAATCATATTGACCCGCATCATACCTGCCGCAATAGCCACGCCAGCCGCCGCCGCACCTAGCGCTGGTCCGACTATTGGGATTCCAGCCAAAGACGTAAAGGCTTTTTGTGCGCCTGTGTATGTGTCAATAATAGCGTTGACAATACTAAATGCTTTCCATGCCGCAAACGCCGCTTTTGATTGTTGCCCTAGCACTTGAAAATTGTCTACTAATTGATCTAAACCCTGTCGCTCAACGTTAGTAAGAATTTGTTGGGTTCTAATTTTTTCTTCTTTAATGCGTAATTCTTTCTCAGCCGCATCGCCAGCAAGTTGAGTAATTAGTCCGTAAGCCGCCGCTTGTTCTTGCAATACGGCAATTTTATCTCTAGCTTCTTTTGTGTTTTTTGTTTCTTCAATGGCTATTTGTTTTTTAATATCAAGTTGCATCTTGAGGTTTTCATCCTCAAGCGCATAGCGTAGTTTTCTTCTTTCCGCTTCTTCTTCGCTTAAGCCCATTAATTCTGTTTCACGGGCTATTTGTTGACTTATGGTGCTAAGCTGGTTTACTCTAATCTCGAACGACTCTCGCATATTGGCTAATTCACCAGCCGCCGATATATCGCCTTTACTAGCTTTTGCGTAACCTTTTTTTGTTCCCGCCGCTGGTTTAGTGCCTTCGCCTTCTTTTTTGGTAAGCTGATCGGTTACAAGTATCTCTTGTTGCTTGGCTTGAATCATTGCCAGTCGAGCTTTTAATCCAGCCTTTATATATTCAGGATCATCCTTGAGCGCTTCTTTGGCACGATTAAATGTATCGCTGGACTTGTCACGGCGGGGGTCATTGACTACTGATGCAATCTTATTAATAAAGTCTGCCAACGGTTTAGCCAGCACAAGAATGGCTTGCAATGCTGTTGTTCCAGCGGCTTTTAGGTTATCCCATGCATTAGCGCCCGCCTCAATAGCCGCCGACACTTCTTCGGAAACGACTTTACCGCTACCGTATCCTTCCCAGTATGCTTTCCAGTCTACGCCTTTAGCCGCTTTTCCAAGAATCTCAAAAGCTAAAGCGTTACGCTCTGCTGGCTTTTCTATCTGCGATAACTGATATGCAACACGCTCAAACAGTTTGTCGGGAGCTAAACTATCAACTTCGCCGCCCGCAATTTTTAGTTTATCAAAAGCCTCTCTTACGCTGTCCGTACCCTCTTGAGCCTTATTTTGATTAATGGTTAACTTTGTTAATAAGTTGCCCATTTTCTCAGCTTCACCGCCAGCCGCTTTGATTGCGGTCTGCATACGAATAAGAGAGCTTACGGTAATGTCTAAGCTGTCCGCTGTGTCTTTGATTTCATCTGCGTAGGAAAATGCTTTTAAAACAGCCGCCCCAGCAATAGCGGCAACGGCGGCTACCTTGCTTAATGCGGCGGCGGCATCTTTACCAAATTTAGCTGATTCTTGATTTTGACGTTTTAACTCTGCTTGGAACGCACGGGACTTAATTGTTGCTTCATCTAAGCCTTTTTTGAACTCTGCTGAGTCCACCGTCATTACTACGCCAAGTCTAGCAAGTATGCTTTGAGCCATTATTTCACCTTAAATCTATTGGGTTTAAACCCTTTCGCCTGACTGACATACGTTAGTAAGCGCTCATTTACGGATTGTGTCGTGTCTTGTGGCGGGTAAATATACTCGTAAGCTGTGTCAATTATATTCCGTAAAGTATAGGCTTGGGAACTATTTGACTTCATGTAATTGTATACGCCCGCAGTCAAACTGCCTAGCGTTTCAATAATCTTATTGTTGCCAATAACCCCATCCGAATACATTACGCAAATTTGCCTAAACGTTTCTTCGTCTACTTTGTCAGGATCAGCCCCATGCGCAGTCATGTAAGCCCTCGTTTGAAGGCGCACGGAGCCTATTAGTTTTTTCTAATTTCCTCGTATCCTGTGCTAATAACCTCTGAAATCTTTTTAACCAGCTCAAGCTGAATTGGCAATGGCAAGTCTTCGCAGATTTCCTCATACGTCAGCGTAGCCATATCCCGCCCGTCCGCTGGGACTAAAAACTTAAATGTTTCTAAAATGCGGGTTTCGCCCTCGGCTTGTGACTTAGCTAATTCACGAATAGACGTTCCAGCCACAATAATATCGTCTTCGCCAAACAGAATCTCGTTGCCGCTTTGCTCTAATTCTTGCTTTTTAGTCAGCAATGGAACGCTTAATTCTGTATATTTTTGAGCCACAAGCTCCTCAGAAGGCGCTTTCATCTTCTCGTAAAGAGCGTCAGCCTCGGTAGTTAATGGCACTCTGACTTTGAGTATTTGACCGTTAAACTCAAAAGAACGGATACGGATTTGATCTTGATTAATTTTTAATGATTGTGCAAAGCTCATAATATTGTTTTATCCTTTTGTGATTTCTCTTGTTTAGAACGATATTCGGCTAAACGTCTGCCAAGTATCATTTCCAGTTGGTCTACGCAAGCTACCGCAGATGATTCTAGCGCCCTACGTAGGAACGGTTGCGCTGGGGTTCTAGCGTTTCCGAACTCTTGTGACATACCTCTATCGTCTGTTCTTACTGATACCATTGCCATAGCAACGTCATTCTGTTGTATATAAGCTGATTTTTTGTCTTTCCCTGACGGCATACGGGCGTTAAGCCTAAGCGTATCCAGCATATGCGGCGTAGTGACGTTTTGAGCGTTGTATGGTCCAGCTAATATATTGGCTTTTGCCGTAGACAATGCTGGGCGCATGGCTTCTTTAAGCGCTGGCACAAGCACCTTTTTAGTAGATTCGCCATAGCCAAAGTCTTTGCCAAGCTGTATCAATACTTGCTCTAGCCCATCAAAACCGCTGGTTTCCCATTGGTATTTGAGATAGTCGTATCGTTTGCTTGAGCCGCCTCGCTCGTTTACGTCAATGCCCATTAGCTTGCCTTAACCGCTAATTTTTCATAAATTGCATTATTAAGCCTAAAAGCAAAATCAGCGCATTCTTCGGGCGTTAGTTTGTCGGCATGATTTTTAGCTATTTCGCAAGCTAAATAAATGCCCATGATTCGCTGTTGCTTAAACCCGAACCACATTTTTGAGCCTGTGCTTTCTTGGCTTACCAAATAAGCAAATAATTCGTCTGAACTGTTTTGTATTGTCATATAGTCAAAAAGCCCCCGAAGGGGCTTTCCTAATTAAGCATCGTTTGACCAGCCGTAGGAGTTGCCGCCTACTGGGTGCAATACAAACGTGTATTTGCCCTCAGCCGATGGTGACATATCCCATTGCAAGCCGCCGACACGGGCGTTAAACGCATAAGCTACGGTATCTGTGCCGTCATAAACAGCAATAACATAAGTGCGAATAGTTGTGCCGTTGTAGCCGTCATTGCGGATTAATAGCTGTGCTGGGTCTGCTGGATTCCACGCAGAAGTAATGCTCAAGCTAGTAACTTGGTTCTGAGTAGTGATCTTAGCGCCTGTTCTTGCACCAGCTACGCCATAGGTTGCGGAAGCGTCATCTGCACCAAAAGCTGGGATAGCCTCAACGGGAACTTGCATACCGTCTGTGCCTACGCCGCCAGCGCTTGTGCCAACAATATTGGCAACCTGACCTGTCCATGTTGACAGTTGCGTATCGGTTAAAGGAGTAGGACTGTCAGCTTCTTGCATCCATAGTGTTGCTACGTACCCTGGAAGTACCTTATTAATAAGAGCCATTTTTAAACCTCGTCTATAAAAAAGTTAGTAAATCGTATCTTATACTGGCACATCAAGAGTGCAATCCATAAAAATCTGATGCAATCCTAATTCATTGTCGTAACTATTGTATTGAAACATCACATCCGCTTTAGCTACAAAAAAGCCGTCTGTTGCGGGGTTACCGAACATCCCTGAGTAGCCATGTAACGATTGTAATATACTGTTTGACAAATTGAAACAATCTCCCATCTCTTGAGCAAATATGCTGATTTGGAAGATTGGTCTGTCAATACCTTTGTTGGACTGTGTTTGCCCTGTATAAACTGGTTGATGCACGTTGCGTAATTGCCACGTTAAAAACTCAGGTTGTTCCGCATAAAGCCTATTAAAGCTGGCGTAAACAGGCACGGGCGTAACAATGTTTGCCAGTTGATACTGAATACAATGTGCGTAAACGACTGGATTTTGTTGAGTAGTCATACAGGAGTATTTGGATCGTTACGGTAACAAACTAGGGTTACTCTCATGCGATCATCTGATTCAAATACGTCAGTTATGCGCCAGTCAAAGCCCCGCCATGTAATGCTGTAATCTTGCTGATGATCTACGATTGCCTTAATGTTAGGCGTATAGTTAAATGTTACATTTACCAAATCTTGATAAATACGGTATTTCTCAGTAATTCGTAAGCTGTTACGCACGTCTTTGACTACGGCTCGGCTAATAAAAAGCGGGGTAATCGTAGTCGTGTATTGACCTAGGGTGTCTACCCCATTGGTTACAGCGTTAATTGTTGTATTCTCGTAACGAGCGATACCCATTACATCACCAATGGTTTATATGGTCTAAGGAGTTGATCTACGCCATAAGGCAAAGTCTTAAGCGTTTCAACGGTAGTGTTTGAACGGTTATTGTAAAGATGGGTCAAAAGTAATAATCCAGCTTGTTTGATATTTGGATACTGTGCGTAAAAGTTGGCAGAAGTTGTCCAAGTAACAACAATCGGGTTGCTCATAAAATTGTTTACGTCTGTCGGTATGCTGGTGCAAACAACTTTGTTGCCAGTCTGATCGTAAAAGTATTGATTGCTAGTTAAGTTAACCAATACAGGCGGCGTTGCTTGATTGTAATAACTAACGTTAACAATCGTAGTATTGCCTGTGCCTTGCGTTACTTCGGGCAAATCTAAATACACTTGCGTATTGATTGTTGAGCTATTGCCGTAAAACGCTCTCCAAGTTATTGGAAATATTGACATTCCCAAATAATCTTCGATTGCCATACGGGTTGCAACCTCAAGATTAATTAAAAAGCTGTCTTGGCTCTCGTCTTCAAAAAGGTTTAATTGTTGCGTAATCTCATCGAGCGTAAGCCATCCAGTTGTAATGTCACGGCTTACTTGCTCTACTTTTTCATAGCTAAAAGGGTTACGGCTACTAGCCGCATACCCTTGTAACTCAACAATTCCATTAGGCATTGTGTACCCTTATTAAGCTGGACCAACTAAACGAACACCCGCAAACACGTCACGAATGGTTGAGGCTACACGCTTTTCGCCAAAGAATGTAATAAAACCAGCCTGAGTTTGCTCAAGCAGTTGAATTGACATTTCTTCACGGTCAGCAATGGTTACAAAACGCTCCCACTCAGCTAAGTAGACTGAATAATTGCCAGCGCCTGTTACGCTCATGTATGGGTTAGGGCATACGGGGTATCCAAAAATATAAACTACCGCACCGCCGTCTTCGCTACCAACTTCAAGGAAATTGTTAGTGGTTGTAGATGCTTTTAGTTTGCGCAACTGGCTAATAGTTGTTGGGTGCATCATCCAGCAAGTAGTAGGCTTAAATTTATATTGCGCTGGTAAAGCGGCTTCAAGGTTGGCTAAGTCATCATAAGATACGGCTGTATTAGCCGCTTGCGCTACTTGTAAAACGGTGTGTAGGCCGTTTGTCATAGCAGAGCCATTAGAGCCAAAAGCGGCGGCAGAAGTCGAGCCAGCGTATTGGTTTAAGCCACGCAAACCGCTTGTTGCGCCATAATTAACGGTAGTAGAGCCTGATTGGTCATTATTGAGCATCATAGAAAGCGCTTCTTGTTGCGCAAACTCTAAAGCCATGTCCATAGCAATGGTTTCGTTTAAAGCATTAACGTCTGACAGCACGGCTGTTCGCACAGGCACGGTTGCGTTAATTGATCGAACTGGCAGTTGCCAAAAAGCAACAGATTCATTGCCAACGTCTGTATTTATGCCATAACCCCACGGATTATTTGAGCCGCTTTGAATTAGGGTAGCGTTACCCTGTTTAACTACAAAAGCCTCGTCTGAGCCGATTGTAGAGATTACTCTTGCGCCCGCCATACGGATCGGGTTTGCCATACGCAACGCCGCAAAAGCGTCATCGTATATAACACGACCACCTACACCACTACCTGAGCCTGTGAGTGCGCTGGCTTCGTTAAGATTTACCGTAGCCTTGCCTTCCAGCATGGCAGTCTTTACTGCTTCAAGTAATAGATTTGTGGTCATTTTAAATTCCAAAAAAAGTTAAAAAAGCGGGGGATTTCTCCCCCACTTCTCTTATTCGCCAGCGGTTGCTGTTGAACGATAACGGATGATGCTGAAAGGATCAACAACAGAAGTTGCCAAACGTTTCTCACCGTAGAAAGTAATGAAGCCGGGAAGGGTCTGATCGTAACGACGCAGAACCATGTTCAAACGATCCACAATGGTGTGACCTTTTTGGAAGTCACCAAAATACATTGGGAACAGGTTGGTTTTGCTTGGAATGTTGTTGTAAGTTGGAGTATCGAGATACTTGTTAACTACAACGTCAAAGCCGAGCATACGACCTACAATGCCGTCTACTTCCAGCGGACCCATACGCTCAAATACTGGAGTGCCGTTGTCATCT